TGCGCCCAGGGGCACCAGGCCATCGCTCGCTTCCCCGCTGCCGACGACGCCGAGTGGCCGCCGGACGAGGCCTGCCGAGACGAGTGACAGCCCCCTTCCACGGGGTCAACTTCGCGCTAAACTTCGCACCTGGCTTTACTCACCCTCGCCGCAGATGCCAGCACCGAAACTTTACAGCCCAGCAGCCCCCTTCCTCCGGTATGCACTCGCCAGGTGAGACTGAACATGGCTGAAGGGCACCGCACGCGCCCACGCACGGGGCGAGCGTCGGAGGTGCAGCATGGGTAAGAACGACCCGGACTACTACCAGGTGGACGTGCCGCAGCAGAAGGACCCCACCGACTACTCGTACATCGAGCGGCGCAGCGAGATACTGGGACTCATCCTGGAGCGGGGCAGCCCGCACGGCGTGAAGCAGGCGCGGCTGGCCGAGCGGTACGACGTGAGCGAGTCCCAAATCTCGCAGGACATGGACCGGCTGCGCACCCACGTGGAGAACCACCTGGGCAGGAGCGCGAAGATGACCACTCGCGCCCTGTACCAGAAGACCATCCAGACGCTCCAGGACGAGGGCGAGTACCGGGAAGCGTTCGAGGTGGCGATGGAGTGGAACAAGTGGCTCCAGGACATCGGGAAGCAGGAGACGGAACCCGAGCGCCACGAAATCAGCGGGGAACTGTCCAGCGAGCATACCGAGAAGAAGATGCTCGTGGGCGTGGACCTGCACTCGTTCCCCGACGTGGACACCAGCCGGATGGTGGGCGTCGATATGCGCGAGGAAGCGCCCGAGATGGAGGACGCGGCCAGTATCGACCTGGAGGAACCCGGTGACGGCGGCGCGAACCCCAGGGGTAACGGCGACACGAGCGGGGGCAGCGAGTAATGGCGCAGCACGCACCGGACGACGTGCCGCCACCGGCTGACGCCCTCGGCCTGGTGGGCCTGCTGCTCGTGCTGGCCGGGGCCGTGATGGTGGCGCTGCGCCTGGCGTGGCTGGCCTGGCAGACGTGGGCCTGGTGGTCGGGCCTCGTGTTCATCGGCGCAGGTGTGGCGCTGTTCCTGCTGGCCGCTGTCGGCACGTGGGCGTACACGACAGCCATCCCAGCCGTCCGTGCCCGCTGGGCCGAGTGGAAGTACCAGCGCGAGCGTCGGCGGCGACAGCGCGAGCAGGAGCAGGCTGCGCAGGAGGGCGGCGACTGATGGGCGACTCCAGCCCAGCGTACACGGTGCAGGCGTACAGCGACCTGGACGGCGCACGCATCAGCAGCGCCGGGAAGGACCGCGTGCTGGCCGCCCTGGAGGACCACACCGCCGTGGTGTGGCTGGAGGACTGGCTACGCAGCGAGAAGCCGCTGGGCACCCTCGGCGGCGCTCGCAGCCTGTACGGCTGCACGAAGAAGCACGAGACGGACGCTGCGTGGTGCGTGGAGCAGGAGGACGGCGACGAGGTGTGGGTGCCAAAGAGCAGCGCCGAACTGTACGAGCGCCACGAGGACGGCCTGGCCACTGACAGCGAGTCGCCGCAGCAGTCCCTCCGGGCGTTCGCCCGCGAGTAAGCGCACCCTTCTCGTTCTTAGCAGGCGGATAACTACGGTGAACGGCGAGGACTTACGTTCGTAGCCATGACAGACCGACCTATGGACGGAGGACTCCAGACGGATGGGGCGTGCATCAAGTGCGAGCGTGAGGGCGTGGTACTCCTGGACGGGCATCTGTGCGAGCGGTGCCACGGCGAGGTGTGGGCCGAGTACGAGGACAGCGTGCAGCGGTTCGGCCTGTACAGCCCGGACGCCGAGGGCGGCATCGACGGCGGGCTGGTGGCCGTGGGCATCGCGTACGGCGACAACGTGGTGCTGGCGTGGCTGTCGGGGCCGCCGAGCGCCGAGGTGTACCGCAGCATCGAGGGCTTCACCAGCGTGTACCAGGAGCGCGAGAACCTGGCGACCATCTGGTTCTAAGCGTGACGCTGCCAGCCGACTACTACGCAGACGGCGACTGCGACTGTCCTGCGTGCAGCGAGGACGAGCAGCAGCAGGAGCGCGACACGTTCCACACCCGGCATGGCGTGGGATGGCAGGAGGCCCGGCAGGAGGCACTGGAGCGGGCGGGGTACGAGTGCCAGTCGTGCGGCATCAGTAACAAACAGCATAAAAAGCGGGACGATTTGTTCGGGGGAGGCCTGCACGTTCACCACAAGACCGCCACCAGCGAGGGCGGCACCCACGCCCAGGAGAACCTGGTGGTAGTGTGCGCCCGCTGCCACCCGGACACGTGACCCGCTGGTGGTGTACGGACGTGCAGTTCCTGCTGGGGAAACCGCTTAGTGAGTGGCCCGCCCACGTGGAGGCATGGAACTGCACTGGGCGAACGACATCGACACGGCCTGCACGGGCTGCGGCGGGGACGCCGCTGACTGGGTGCAGGTGCGCGACGGCACCCGCAGGTACGCCTGCGTCTCGTGCCTGGAGGAACTGCTGCGGTTCGACTCGTACGACAGCCTGGCCGACCTGCCCGAGACGCCGCAGGCCGTGGAGTGCCAGGGCTGCCACACCCTCACGCTCGTGGAGGACACGGGCGCGGCTGGCGTGCGCTGCGCCGAGTGTGACCCGCTCGCCACCGAGGACATGATGGACGAGATGCGGGCCGCCATCGAGGGCGAGGGCGAGCAGCAGGGCGGGTGACAGCATGGCGACGAGCGAGCGAGACACTGGGCGAGTGTGGGCGTTCGACGCCACGCGCATCCCGTGGCAGAAGGAGTTCGTGGAGTGTACCGACCGCGAGGTGATGGCCGACGGCGCGTTCGGGTCTGGGAAGACCAGGGGCCTGGGCGAGAAGGTGTACACGAACCTCACCCTGTACCCTGGAAATCGCGGGCTGCTGGCCCGGAAGACGTACTCCAGCATCGAGAACACCACCCTCAAAACGTTCCTGGACGAGGTGGTGCCGGACGAGCATATCGTCGGGACGAACAAACACCGGCACCTCGTGCAGGTGCAGTCCCCGTACTACCCGACCGCGCACTGCGCTGCGTGCGGCTGGGAAACGTCTGCGATGGTGCCCGTGAAGCGGCGGGAACACGTGCTGGAGCAGTGCCCGTCCTGCTCGGCAGACGCCATCCGGTGGACGCCACCCAGCGAACTGTACTACGAGGGGCTGGCCACCTCGGGGTCCAGGCCGGGCGAGATGCCCGAGAAAATCGCCGGGATGAACCTCGGGTTCGTGGCCGTGGACGAGGCCATCGAGATAACCGAAAAGGACTGGGAAATGCTCCAGGGGCGGCTGCGGCTGTCCGACCTGGCGAACAAGTACGTGCGTTCGCTGCCGTTCCGACAGATATTCTGCGTCACGAACCCGGACACGCCCAGCCACTGGCTGCACCGCCGCTTCATCGACCGGGGCGTGGGCACCCGCATCAGCAGCAGCACCGAGGACAATCCGTTCAATCCACCGGACTACCTGGACCGCCTGCGCCAGCAGTTCGCAGGGGCCGACTTCGACCGCTTCGTTCAGGGTGAGTGGGTGGGCCGCACGGGGCTGGTGTACAGCGACTTCACCGAGGGGTCGCACGTCATCGAACCGCTGGAGGCCGCCGACCTGCTGGGGCAGGGCTGGGGCGTGCCGGAGGACCGGCAGGAGGCACTGCTGGAGCGCGAGCGCGAGTACAGCGTGCAGACGGGCGACCCGAGCAGCGAGGACGAGTACCTGCACCACGGCATCGTGCCACCCGAGGGCACCGACGTGTACCTGGCCGTGGACTGGGGGTACCGGCCCGACCCGCTCGTGGTGCAGTGGTGGGCGCTCCACCCGTCGTACGGCTGGGTGCAGTACCGCGAACTGTTCCGCACTCGCACGCTGCCAGGGGACGCCGCCGAGGAAGTGGTGCGCCGCAGCGCCCAGCACGAACTGGAGAACGTGCAGGCGGTGTACGCTGACCACGACTCGGGCGACCGGAAGGCGTGGGTGGAGGGGGCGCAGCGGGCGCTGAACCAGGAGTACGACAGCCAGGAGCGCCCGTCGTGGCACCGGCTGCGCACCACGAACGCCGTGAAGGACAGGCTGGACGGCGTGAAGCACGTGATGAAGGTGATGCGGCCCGACGAGAACGGCAGGGCTGGCCTGCACTTCATCCGGGGCAGCCGAGCGCACCCGCCGGACCATCACATCGTGGCCGACGACCGGCCCTCCTGCTCGCTCCAGGAGGTGCGCGGGTACGGGTGGAAGGGCGACGAGAAGGAGGACCCGCAGGACGACCACGACCACGGGATGGACGCGATGCGGTACCTGGCGTACACGCACCACCGCAAAGGCCGGGCGTCCACCTCGGACGGGACAGCAGTGTTCAAGTCGTAGGGGGCACGCGAACTTCGCGTTCGTGGGGAAACCTCTTAGTGCGCGGCAGGATATGTTCACCGTATAGATGTCTCGCTGGGACCAGGCCCTGAACTGGCTACGGAACCCTGTATCGAGTACCATGAGTTCAGGGCAGCGGTCCCAGCAGCGGAAATCGGGATACGCACCTGGGCACGAACCGCCATCCCGCAGCGGGCAGCAGCGGGGGATGGTGGACCGTCAGAAGCAGCGCAGCGAGCAGCGGAAGCAGGAGGTGGACCGGAAGGTGGGGCTGCCGCCGGAACTCCAGCGCGAGGTGAAGCGGCGCGACGGCCAGCCGAAGCCGTACGACCCCGGCTTCCTGTCGGAGATAGCCACCCACCCGGTGGCGCAGGCGTACATCGACACGATGGCGCAGGACGCGGCCACTGCGCCCTGGAGCATCACGCAGCGCGACGAGCGCATCGAGGTGGAGGACACGGTGCTGGCCGACGTGGAGCGCACACTGGAGGGCCTGCACCCGGAGAAGTCGTTCCGGGACCTGCGCGAGATGGCGGCGAGGAACACGCTGAAACTCGGGGACGGCGCGTGGGTGCTGCACTTCTATTCTGGAGGTAACGAACTGGCCGAGGCCATCCCCGTGGACACGCAGCGCCTGTACAAAGTCGTGGACGAACACGGCATCACGCAGGGGTACATCGAGATTTCGCACCGCGACAGGAAGGTGACGAACGAGTACGCCCTGGAGGAAGTGGCGTGGTTCGAGTGGTCCAGCCGCACCAGCGGCGTGTACGGCGAGGGGCCGGTGGAGAAGGGCGTGGAGGTGCTGGAGGTGCTGGAGGAACTGTCCGATAAGGAAATCAAGGACCTGGAGGAAGGGATGCCGCCCGGCATCGTGAGCGTGAAAGAGGACGAGGACACGCCGATGGCGGTGGATGCGTACGAGAACGTGAAGGATAACTGGGAACTGAAAGAGGGCGAGCGCCACCGCGCCATCGTGAGCATGGGCGACTGGCAGTTCACGCCGCTGTCTCCAGGGTACCAGGAACTCCAGTTCCTGGAGCGGAATAAGTTCTGGATTCAGGCGCTCGGGGCCGTGTTCAAGGTGAACGCGCCCTACGCTGGCTTCGACTTCCAGGAGGGGAACAAAGCGCAGAACCAGGCGCAGGCTGCTGCGTACGCGCAGCGGGGGTTCCGCGTGCTGCTGCGGCAGATGCAGGAGGCCATCAATCGACAGGTGATATGGCCGCACCTGTCCGAGGACGTGCAGTTCGAGTTCGAGACCGAGCAGACGCCCGAGGAACAGCAGGCGCACGCCGAATACCTCCAGGCGCTCGGGGACGCAGCCGAGCAGTGGGACAACCTGGGCCGCGACGTGACGTTCCGCGACGGGCAGATAGAGGTGGAGGACGGCGAGGTGGACGCGCCCGAGGGTGGCGGCGACGAGGGCGGCGGTGGCGGCATCTTCGGCAGCACCCAGGCGGGCACTCGGAAGGCCGTGGACCTGGCCGCGCCCGCAGGCCGCGAGGCCGTGAGCGAACCGAACCTGGACGAGTGGCGCGAGTTCCGCGAGGACGTGGCGCTGCTGGACGGGCAAATCGAGGACGCCGAGACGGGCCGCACGTTCCCCGAGCATGACCTGGCCCCGGCGTCCACACTCACCGTCCACGGCCTGGAGCAGGGCGTGGTGGAGGCCCTGCTGTCCAGGTACGAGGACCTGGAGTGGCGCGTCCGTGGCCGCGACGAGCAGCACGCGGGCGGGAAGCAGGCCGAGGC